CCCAGGTCACAATCCAACGAGGGGCGCACGCGTAGCAAGGGTGTGTTGTCCGAAAACTACTGGGATAATTGGGATAATTGGGATCATTATTATTATAAATATATTATTATTATTATTATTCTGTCTATTCAATGATTTAGTGAGATTATCTAGGTATTATGGAATAGGAACCGTTCCAGAATAAATGCAAACTCGGACACAAACAAACGCCCGTCGGGGCTAATGATCCCAGAAATAAATCGGCTGCGCCGCAATCCAACGACAAAAACCCGTCGGGGACTGCATTACTCCCGGAGTAATAATGGTGAGAATAATAGTGATTATCAATTCGTCTAGCGTTCCTGCCGTTTTTGGGCTATAAACGTTGTTGGCGATTTAATTGGGAGGCAATCCAATGACACGCGTTGAGGCGTTCGTTGAGGTGCGACGGGTTATGTTCGATCTCGGCATTAAAAATGAAGACTGCGAACGATTGCTCGTCGCTATACTCGCGTACGGCCATGCAGCGGCCGGAGAAATGTTGAATGAATTTTTAGTCGGCTTGCCGGAGGCTCGGCGGGTAGACTGGTATTTAAATCGGCTGTAAGCGTTGCCAGCAACGGTTAATGGTTTCTCAGGTAGTAGGGTAGCGGGTAAAATTCCCACCGTCCTAGAACACGCGTAGCGCACCTATGGCGCATCCAAAAAAATAGACCGTCGCGGATAGCGACGGTCTGACAACGGACAAAAAAATAGCCCCGGCGCTTTCGCGCCGGGGCTAAGTAGGAAGGTTCGCGCTATTTCTGGGCGAGCTTCATGAACGCCGCGAACTGGGCGAACAGCGCGGGATCAATCGCACCGTCAACCGGATCAGCAGCGGGCGCCGGTGCCGGTGCCGGTGCCGGTGCCGGTGCCGGTGCCGGTGCCGGTGCCGGTGCGGCCGCAATGGCGTTCAGCCGGCCAATAAGCGCCGGTGGCGTTGCAGTCGACTTGAACAACTCGCGAACCGGCGCGAGTAGCTCCGTCGACTTGTAGTCCGCCGCCAGCGCGTCGATAGCATCGAGTATCGCGTTGATGCGCGATGCGGCAGCATCGAGCGGGGCGACCGGAGCGGGCGCGATAGCCGCTACCATTGCAGCGCGGTCCGTAAGGACTACGCCCGGCTTAGTCGCGGTGATCTTTTCCGCGCCGCGACCGCGCGTCTCGGTTACCGGCTTTGCGGCCCGCAGGTTCGCAAGCTGAAGCTCGGCCGGCCGGTCCCAATACTTCGCATGTAGCACGCGATCCGCGACCGGAAGGGCTTCTTCCTCTTTCCACGCGATAGCCGCGCTCTCGATAATTCGCGCCGCTTTGCCGCGAACCTCCGGCAGCATGGCAAGGTTGAACTCGCTCCTCAGCTTGCGTGCGACGGGCGACTTCAGACGCTGCTCGGGCGTCGTCTCGACGCCTTCAGCGTTCAGTTTGGTCCCGTTGCCGGCCCAGACCAGCATCGCGGCATCAAGCCCGATTTTGATCTGCTCGGCCGTGTACTTGCCCCGGTTCGCCGCATCGGCGAGCTTCAACATGATGGCAATCTTGACGTTGCCTACCGCAATGCCCGCTTCGCGTGCCAGCCGCGCGGCTTCGGTCGCGTTGTCCTGCGCAACCGTAAACTCGCGCATGTTCGTGATGATGACGCTGTTCACCGCGTCTTGCGCGTTTTGCTCTGCTACGATAGCGGCATTGTCCGCTACCTGCGCAGCGGCGTTCTTCAGTATCCGTGAGCTTCTAGCCATGGCGTTGTGTCTACTCTCAATAAACGAGGGAAAAGCCCCTCATTAAATGGCGTTTGTCAGAATAGCCGCATGAATTGGCGCGTTGATGTTACTTCGGGAGTAAATATCCAGGCCCCCCCTACCCCCCAGGGGGACTTGTCCAAGGCCGGCCGGGGGGCCCCGCCGCCTCCCCTATACTCCCCACACGGCAACGGTGTTTTGGCGTCTCAACCTATAGGCGAATACATGTCCAGACGAATACACGTCGGCGCGGGTAGGTGGGTAGAGGGGGGTGGGCCGCCATTCCTGGTATTAACCCAGGCTACATCGTCATAATCTTGTAATTGGAACCGTTCTATAGTACGTTCCGTTATGGCATCGGCTATTCTGAGGACCGGAATGACCCTGGCCCCTCGACACCCCGGCGATGGGAACGCCCAGGCGGGGCTGTTCCAAGGCCGAGTGTGGCCTGTTCGAGTTCCCTGGTGGTGAGGTAGCCGCCGATGAATAGGCCCTCTGGCGACGAGGAATTGCTGCCTAGAATCGATCCGGTCGCGGTTGACCGATTAACCGCCTACCTGCGCGGCAAGTCGTGGTCGCAGCGCCCGGCGAACGCCACGGCGCGGGTGTTGGCGTTAATGGTGCGCCTGTGGGAAGAGCGGCAGCCATTTCCCACCCGCCACGCCGTCGCCCAGCATGTCGGGGTGTCTATCCCCACCGTCGACCTCGTGTTGCGCCGCCAGCGCACCAGCGACCTGATGATCATTTGGGAAGGTGGTGCCCCGCAGGTGCGCGGCAAACGCTGGATTGTACCGAGCGACGAGATCAGGGCTGTCGGCAAAACCGACCATCTCGTCGTGCCGCAGTACGTGCGGGCGCCATACAAACGCAAACGTCAGGGCGGGGCAGCTTCCAGCATGGCTTTAATCTGATCGCAGGATTCTACCACCGCCAGAAATTTGCCGTCGGTCAGCCAAACCGCACAGTTCGCCGGTTTGGTGATCAGTTTTCCGGTTGCCGGCGGATGCAGTGCAGTAACCTGCGCCGGGTTGACGGTGACCGTGCCGCCGTCGATCCGGTGCAGGACGACTAGTTGGATCGCCGCCGCTAAAATTAAGTCCATCCCGCCGCCGAGACCGGCTCCATGACGGCGGGCCGCGCCGCGTATCTCCTGTCGCGCATCAGAACCCGCCCGGTCAGGTTCATTGAGGTACCCAGGCAAAAATACTGCAAGGCATCCACGATGTCCGACCACGGGTGTAGTTTTTCCGGTAGGTCCTCCATTTGCCCGTCGCGTTTGCGCCGGTACCGGTACTTGTTGCCCAAAGCCGATATCAGGGTAGGGCACCCCTCTCGGGAAATCTGTAGCGCTGGCTCGCCGGCTACAGTTTGCCGTAGAAGGCGGTCTACAGCCAACAGTCGGGGCTCGACGGCATTGGTAGATGCCGGATAGGCTACAAAACCGGCCTCCTTCAAAACGTCAAAATTGGTTTCTTCGGTTAATTGTGATTTTTGAGCGCCTGCCGGATCGCCTACGATGAATATTCGCTTATTGGCGTATGGCATATTTGTCAGAATCGGTTTGAGGTATTCCTCGATCATTTGGATCAACCCCATCGACTCTGTTACCACTTCCTTCATGATTATCGCCCGGCCGTAGGCGTCATGTTGCCCAATCACCGCACAGGGCGTCCTACCAAAGTCCATGCCGACCATGACCGGCCGTTGCGGGTTAACCACAAGACTACCACTCTCCCTCGGCCCCATGTCCTTCACGTGGGTCGGGGCGTGAAAGGTCCGGCGGAACACCGCCTGCCCCGCGTTGGATACCCCCCACTGCGCCTCGACATGCACCGAGCACCAGTCGGGGTCCTTGTCGCTCATCAGCTCGTCGTAGTAGCCTTCGGGTAAGTTTTCGACATTTTCGGCATCCGCCGATAACCCCGAGGGTTGCTGAAATAGTTTCCATGCAGGATGAGGGCTTAAAACCATGCGCTCATGGTAGGGTGAATCCGTGTCCCACGGGTTTGTGTCGGCTATAATCCCGCGCCGCGCAGCCCCGCCTACGGCCTTCGAGGGGTATCTTCCGCAACGCCCAAGCAACGGACGTATGATGTCGAACGGGACTTCCCGGATTTCGTTAATCCACGCACCGGTGAGCTGCAATGACAGAAGCCTGCGAACATCTTCCTTGCTATCCAACGGCAACAGCATCCAGTCACTATGCAGCCGCGTGCCATCCGGCAACGTCAATCGGAACTGTATGGTGGAATCGGTCGTGTAATAGTGGGCCATACCTTGCAGGTATGACATCGTATCACTCAACACCGTCTGGCGAAGTTGCTGTAAGGTATTACGGATTAGGGCAAATCGCGTATATCGTACGCCGTTGTGAGGTGGTTGACTGCATGCCCACCGCATGAGTTCCATAATACATCCCATCGTCTTGCCGCTCCCGAGCGGGCCGACGAGGACGCGTATCCGTGCGGGATCGTGCATGAATTCTTCGACGGTAGGCGGCGGTAGGTAATCCATCACACCTCCTCATCCATATCTTCCCCATCGTCCGAAGTTACTCCGGGGGTAATCAGCGGTACCTCGGGAGTAAATGCCAATTTCTCCGCAGGGTTCTTGCGAAACAGGATGTTAAGCGTGAAGGCGGGGCCGCCGCTGCCAGCCTTCGCCGCTGCTGCGGCATCCAGCCCCGACACCCGCGAGAGCTGTTTGAACGCGTCGATCCGCTGCTGCGGAGCAATCCTGGGATCGGCCGCTATTCCGGCCGTGGCTGGAATCAACTCCTCGGTGGCGTGCATCGCCTTGAGCCGCACCCGCGCTTCCGATCCCTCGTCGCTATCCACCAGCGCCTTGGTTTTCTGCGCATTCCTGATGATCTGCGGGTGCTTCAGCAAATACCGGCGCAATGCCGCCAGATCGGCAAAGCCGTAGCGGGTAGCAAGCACCGCCCCCTCGTGGATGCCGGTCGCGATGTCATAGGTCAGGCGCATGATCAGCGCGTCGTCGATGACGGGGTTCGGGTCTAAGAAATTATCACTCACCAGATGTACCCTCGTGCCTTGCGCCCATTAGCCGATATGGTATATCTGCGAAGCCTGTATTTTTGTAGGTCTGTGTTTTGCCGCCAGCGCAGCCCGGAGGGATCGCCTCGTCGCCGTCGGTCTACGGACGTAGGACGGCGCCAGGATTTCTGCGTGTTGTGTCCCCCGACGAACTAGCGGCACGGGACCGCGCCGAAAATGACAGGCGTAATCAGCCGGTACAGATTCCGCCGGACGACCTCGGCAACTATATCCGCCAGCGCTGGTACTCCTTCAGGGACCACCGCAACTCGAACCAGAATTCCATAAACGACCGGCTTCTGCGCGCCCAGCGCATGTTCGAGGGTCAGTACGACCCGCAGAAACTAATGGAAATCCAGCGTTTCGGCGGCTCCATGGTCTACAGCCGCCTGGTCGCGGTGAAATGCCGGGGCGCGACCTCTCTCCTGCGCGACGTGTACCTCGGTGCCGAGCGCCCGTGGAGCGTCGAGCCCGAGCCGGACCCGAACATTCCGCCGGCGGTGGCTGCGACGATAGCCCAGATCGTTGCCTCCCAGGCGGCCCAGGCCGCAGGCCAGGGCCAGCAGCCCGACCCGGAGGTGGTACACGGCAAATATCTCGCGCTGATGCACGCGGCGCAGCAGACTGCCAAACGCCAAGCCGGCCTCTCTGCCGAGAATGCCGGCAACCGCATGGACGAAATCCTGCAGGAAGGCGGGTTCTACTCGGCACTCGCCCGGTTCCTCGTGGATATCGCCCTTTTCCCTTACGCCTGCATCAAAGGACCCACGGTCCGCATGGTGTCCAAGCTCGTCTGGGAGAACAAACAACCCACCCTGCGGACCGTGCCGCAAATGTGTTGGGAGCGGATCGCGCCCAATGACCTCTATTGGGACCCCGGCGCGCAGGACATCCAGAATGCCGAAATTATCGAGCGCAAGAAACTTACTCGCAATGATCTGGTCCAGGTTATGGACCTCCCCGGCTACGACCAGGACGCTGTTAGAGGCGCCCTCAACGACTATGCGACAGGGCTGCGCGACTGGATGGATAGCCCCGACGTCGAGCAAGCCATGCTTGCAGCGCGAGAAAGCCCCTCCCAGAACTTCTCGCATCTCATAGACGCCGCCGAGTACCACGGTCTTGTGCAAGGACACGTTCTTCTGGATAACGGCGTTGATCCCAAGCAGATACCTGACCCCGACCGCGAGTATATGGTACAAAGCTGGGTCGTCGGACGGTACACTATTAAAACCCAGATTAGTCCAAGCCCGCGCCAACGGCATCCTTATTATGTCAGTAGCTTCGAGAAGGTACCTGGTACCATCGCGGGGCACGGGCTACCTGACATTCTTGAGGACCTTCAAGAGGTCGCGAACGCCACCTTACGTGCGCTCGTCAACAACATGTCCATCGCATCGGGTCCGCAAGTCGTCGTGAATACCGAGCTTTTGGACCCCAGCACCAACGAAGACACGCTGTATCCGTGGAAACGCTGGAAGGTTTTTTCGGACCCGCTTGGCGGCAACACCGCGCGCCAACCTATTACGTTTTTCCAACCATCCAGTAACGCGCAAGAGCTAATGGGCATCTATTCCGCCATTAGCGGCTTGGCTGACGACATCTCGGCAATCCCCCGGTACCTCACGGGCGAAAGCCTCAAAGGCGGCGCAGGCCGCACGGCCTCGGGCTTAAGTATGCTCATGGGCAATGCCCAGAAGGTATTGCAGACCGTCGCGGCAAACATCGACGAGGATGTCATACGTGGCGTTCTCGATAGCCTCTACGACATGGTCATGCTGACCGATACCTCCAACCTGCTCTCGGGTGGAGAACAAATCAAAGTCAACGGTGTCATCGTCGCGTTGCAAAAGGAAACCGACCAGCAAAAGCGCCTACAGTTCTTGCAGATTACGGCAAATCCGCTGGATGCGGAGTTGGTCGGCGAACTCGGTCGCGCGAGGGTACTACGCGCACTCGCCAGCGACCTCGGCCTGCCCGACGACATCGTGCCGGACGACGACGCTATCTCGACCCAGGTCGCGGCCAAGAAACAGGCCCAGATGGCGATGATCCAGCAAAACCTTCAGCAACAAAAAGCCGACATGGCGATCAAAGCCGGGTCGGCTGCGGCAAAAGCCGGCGTCGACCCCGGTCAAGCCATTGGCGCGCTCGCCCAGGTAGCCGGCGGCCCGCCGGGGACCGCCCAGGCGATGGCAGAGGGTACGCCGGTGATGCCGCAGCAAGGCGGCGGTGCGCCCACCGCCGGCGCCCCACCGGGTGGCCCGCAACAAAACAACTTCCGCCCGCCGTCGGGGGCCTCCAGTGGCTAGCGCCCTCGAAGATTCCGATACGCCGCTATGGTTGCGTACCGCCGACACGTCAACATTGGCAATCCCCAGCAATCTCGGGCAGCCGCCGCAGGATGCGTATCGCACTGCTTCTACATTTTCATCGGCGACGGCAGCGGATTCGGACTATTGGGCCGAGCTTGATCGGCTTCGTAGCGGCGGGACTAGCAATATACAAAACCCGTCGTCGTTGCCGCCGCAGGATGTCGTCGAGCGGTCGCCGGGTTACGTAGCAAGTCGGCTTACCAAGGAAGGGTTGGGCGAAAAGTTAGGCGAACAGGCCGCTGGGATTTATGCCCAACCAAAACCGCCGCCGCCTGGCGATGTCGTGTTGCCCTCAACTTCGACGTCGGCACTTGGCGGGTCGGGCGACATGCCATTGGTATATTCTGATAAAGGTTGGCGTTATGTAGATGACTTGTATAACCGCAATAAAACGGGGGGCCTGGTCGGCGGCGAGGACTTCACAAAATTTTCGGAAAATCCTGCGTATAGTGACTTAGTAATCGACGAATTGCGGGAGCAGTCGTCTTCGGGTGCACCGCCCTTAGCCAGGATGTCTTACGCCGGCGACACCCTCTCTCCCTACGCTCGTGACAAAGCCCGTCTCGGTCAGCCCAGCAGCGTCGAGGGTGTCAGCGACGAGATGGCGCGTCGGTTCCAGACGATGGTGGGGGCGATGCCGCCGGAAGTCCGCTCCCGCGTCGAGATTATCTCCGGTTTCCGCGATGCCGCCCGGCAGCATCAGGTCAATCCAAGTGTCACCCACTCGCGTCACACCGGCACCGGCGAAGCGGGTAGCGGTATGGCATTGGACTTGGGTAACGACCCCGTCGTGCTCGACTGGATCGGTGCGAACCCGCAATACGGGCTGGGGTTCCCGCTGCGTCATATGGGGCCAAAGGAATACAACCATCTGGAGATGATCGACCCTAAGACCGGCGCACGCGCACCGGTCGGCGGCAATCAGCAGATGGCCGCTTCGTCGGCACCCTCGCTAACTCGGGTATCGCAAACCCAAACCCCGGCGCCTACCTCACAACCCTCCAGCGCCACCGCCGCCGACCAGCCTCAGTCACCAAAACCCGAGGCCCCGCACCCCACCCTGATATTCGAGGATGCCGCGCGGGAATACCCGGTCATCCACAACCAGGGTCTGATCGCCGGTCCCGGTAAAAAGCTCGAATATTGGCGGCCGAATGAACCCGGCACCCCTGACAATCCAAGGCCGGATTATATCCCCATCGACCAAGCCGGTATGGAGATCGGGCCGGATGCCCGGCCGATTGACGTGCTCGGCGACATCGTCAGCCACCACATGGCGCAGAAAGACCCGGTGATTAAAAAATACTACGAGAGCTTTAAGAACTCGATGACTGATACCCAAAAAGAGCTTCTGCAGGCGCAGTACATGTACTATGCCAAGAATCATGGCGAGACCCGCCCTTACGCCCAATGGGAGAAAGCTGCTGGCTTACCAGCGTATTTTCGAGGGTATGCCTTCAATCAGTGGCCCGCTGATTTTAATGAGCGGGCGTATACGCCCGCTCAGCGTTACCATTTCGACCAGATGATGGGCTATTTGCGCGGGTCCGGGCAGCAGCCGCAGGCACTCCATTAGGAGAAATTCGATGAATAGCACCTACGAAAAAACCTCGCGCGGCGACGCGGTGAAAGGCGACCAGAACGGAGAGATCGAGATGCGGACCCAAACCAACAAAGCTACAGGCGGCGGCAAATCCGGTGTGTCGGGACCAACCACCAGCCCCAACTCTTACCCCAAGGGCAAGTCGGTCTCGACTGACGCGTCGCGGCTCAACCCGCAAAAAGTCGCGGCCACCAAGATTTACGTCGACGGGGTCTGACTGATGGCGCGCTCATCCTCCCAGCCGCCGGCCGGGCCGTACCTGCCGCCGTCAATGGCCGGCGGCAACTATGCCGGTTCCAGTGCGAAGGGTTTTCCCTCGCCCATCGGCAAGGCGCGCACGATCCAGAACCTGGGCAATCTCTCAGGCCGTGCGACCGCCGGTATGACCAAGGGAATGCGCGGTCCGGACCAGCAATTTGCCCACGCCTTCGGGCATTACGGCAAACCGAAGGAGTCGAGCTTAGGCTAATGCTGAATTTGGGATCAGAGGCGTTCGAGGCCGCGCAACGCCTCAAGAACACCGAGGATTGGAAGATCATCGTGGGCGCGCTGGCCGAGCAGATGGGTAAATTGGCGCACGTCGCCCTCGATACCGGCGAGAAGGACCACTGTGGGTACGCGAGAGGCGTGCGGGATGTGCTGTGGGCTTTCGAGGTGATGGAAGCCGGCGTTAACGCGCCGCAGCGCGCCACCCAGAAACCGACGATAAAGGCTCGGTATGCCTGACGAACCCGATCTCCAGCAGCACAGCGACCAGCAAGCCTCCGATACTCCCGGAGTAACCCCGGCCGTCAATGGTGTGGATTATACGCCGCGCATGCCCGAGGCGGTGCGCCGGGCGGCCGCGCGGGCAGAAGAGCTTGCTGCTCAAATCACCGCAGAGAATGAGCTGGAAGCCGCTGTGGTGGGGGGAACGCCACAGGAGCTAGGGGAGCAGCCCCAGACGTTTCAGGCTCCTCCAGAGGCTCCGCAGCCGCCGCAGCCACAGTCTGACGACTGGCAGAACCGGTACCGCACGCTCCAAGGCAAATACGACCACGAAATCCCGCAGATGCGTCAGCATATCCAGCAGCTGGAAACCCTGCTGGCGACGATGCAGCGCCCTCCTGCCCAACCCGAGGCGCCCGCTATGGCAGCCGGACCCGTTGAGATACCGGAAGAGGATTACACGACCTACGGGCCGGAATTTGTCGACTCGACTCGACGGTGGGCGCGTGCCGAGGTTAGCCAAGACATCGAAGCGATGCGTGCGCAGATTGAGCAGTTACGCAACCACGCCAGTCAAACCACCGGTGACCGGGTAAAGGACCGGGTGCGCGCGGAACTCGACCGCGACCCCGAGATCGCGGGCCAGTGGCAGCAATTGGACACCGATGCCGGCTTTAATGCTTGGCTTCAGGACCAGGACCCATTCTCCGGCGCACGTCGCCTAGACATGCTCCGAGAAGCCTATGCCAGCGGCGACGCGGTGCGCACTGGCAGATTTTTCAAAGCCTATCTCCATGAGCATACCGATCAAATGCGTATGCCGACGGCCCAACCTGCCCAGACGGCGTATCCCGTAACCCCCCAGCCCAATGGGAATGGGGGATACTATGGGAACGGTGCGGGAAGGGTGGACCTTGCGGCATACGCAGCTCCGGGCCGCGCTAACAACGCGACACCCGGACCCGGCGCTCCGGAACGGCGTATCTGGACCAACCGCGATATCCAGGCGTTCTACGAGGGCCGGCTGAAAGGCCGCTACAAAGGTCGAGAACAGGAAGCCGACCGTATGGAGCGGGACATTCTTCTGGCGGCCCAAGAAGGACGTGTCTCTCAATGACAGCCTTCAGGAGCCCCCTAAATGGCAATTGCACAAGGCACACCCTATAGCGGTAGTGCTGCATCCCCCGCCTATTCCGGCGCACCCGCCGGTGGCGTGTTCGTACCGGAAATCTGGTCGGGCAAGCTGATTGAGAAGTTCTACGCGGCTACTGTCCTCGCGGCTATTTCCAATACCGACTACGAGGGCGAAATCCGCAATATGGGCGACAAGGTCAAAATCCGGACCAAGCCCACGATCCAGATCAAGGACTACACCCTCGACATGGCTCTGACGGTGGACCGCCCGTCGGGCACGACGGTCGAGTTGACCATCGACAACGCGAAATACTTCAACCTGGTGCTCGATGATATCATGCGTCTGCAGGCCGACATGGAATTGCTTTCCATGTGGAGTGACGACGCTGCCGAGCAGATGAAGATCACTATTGATACGTCGGTGCTTGCCGGTCTCTACGCGGACATCTCGGCCGACAACAAGGGGGCTACTGCCGGGATTATTTCCGATAATATCAATCTCGGAGTGGCTGGCACACCGCTGGTGGTTAATGCCACCAATGTGGTCGATACGATTGTCGACATGGGCACGGTGCTCGACGAGCAGAACATCCCGGAGACCGGGCGTTGGATGGTCATCCCACCGTGGTTTGGCGGGCTCGTTAAAAAGTCCGACCTTGCCAACGCCTCCATATCGGGCGATGGCGTCTCCCTCGCGCGTAACGGCCGCCTCGGCATGATCGACCGGTTTACGCTTTATAGTTCCAACCTCTTGCCCAAGACCACCGATACCACGCACAAAGTGACCTATATCATCGGCGGTCACAGTGTCGGGCTGACCTTTGCCAGCCAGCTTTCGAACGTGGAAACGATGCGTTCGGAGATCACCTTCGGCACGATCCTGCGCGGTCTGCACGTTTACGGCAGTAAGGTGCTCAACGGCGCTGCGTTGGTCAGCGCCTACGCTACGCCGATTTAAGGTTACTCCTGGGAGTAACGCATGCCGACCTATGCCACGCGGACGTTCGGCGCGCTGCTATATGAGGCTCGGGGTCTTCTCAATGACCTCGTGCCCATATCAGGGAGCCCCCGCTTTACCGATGCCGACTTAATCGAAATCGTCAACGAGGCGATTATCGAGATCAAGGTCAAGCGGCCGGACGCGTGGATGACCTATGGGTTGCGCAAGCCTTTGCCGAAGTTTTCGATGCCGGCGGATTACGCCACAATCCTGCCGTTTGAGGACCAGTTCTATTCGCCTTTGATATTCTACGTCGTTGGGCGGGCCGAGTTGGTCGAGGATACTTTTGCCGACAATGGCAGGGCGGTCACGTTGCTGAGCAAGTTCAACACGTTATTGTTGAAGAACAATGGCTAGCACGATCTCCCTAGGCGATACCCCACCTTCATCCCCGGCAATCGGCGACGGTTGGTGGGACTCGGTCTCAGGCCAGCTCTTCCTGTGGTTCTTCGACGGTTCCTCCAGCCAGTGGGTGCCGGCGGTCAACCAACCGGGAGCGCCCGGTCCCGGTGTTGGCCCGCAGGGTCCAGAAGGCCCCGACGGTCCGCAGGGGCCGTCGGGTCCGACCGGGCCGCAAGGCCCGCAGGGGCCTAGGGGCCGCAACTCCGGCGATCCTATCCTCCCCGTTGTTCCGTTGCCGGATTGCGATACTGGGGTTTGCATCAATAACCTGGAGGGGGTTTACGACCAAATCCAGTTGCAGATGCCGGGAGTCACGTTCGACAACGTGAGAATGCAGGTGTGGAACTCGGTCGGCGAATTCTTTATGCGTAGTACATATCGCCGCGAGCATGTGTATTGGCGGATGGACCCCGGTGTAAACACGCTTTCGTTCGACCCTTGGGATTCTCACTGGCGGGTATTTCGATTTCTTGAATTTCGTGGGTTGTCCCGCCCTAAATTTGAGCCGCCGGGCCGTATTCGCGATCTTTCATGGCCGATCCCAGATACCACGCGCAACGGCGAAGTTCTAATTGCGTTGCGCCCTTCCTGCCATGACGCTCCTTTGGACGATAATTTTTGGTTTATGTGGACTGATACGATTGTCGCCGGCGCCATGTCGCGGCTCTTTTTGCAACCCGGTAAGCCTTACAGCGACGCCGGGATGGGCCGCGTCCAGGCGGGGCTGTTCGGGTCCGGTGTGGCGCAGGCTCGTGCCCATGTGCAGTCGATGTTTATCACCGAAGGCACGCCCTGGCTGTATCCGTATTTTGCCCGCGGCCGTTCGAAGAACGGCGGGTGGGGAGGGCCGGCCTGATGCACGAATATAACTTTATGATCACCGCTGACGACGACAAAGGTCTACCCTTTGGTCCGGTCAACAAAGACAATATGGATATCAGCCGGCTGATTATCGACTTCACTTGCTGGCTCGACCCGTCGGAAAGTATTACTCTTCTCGAACATCTGCTGATTACCTCTGAGCTGCCGGCGACGATACCGCCGTGGCGCTCTAACTATCCACTCGATGGAACAACGACGATACCGGTCCTAGGGGACACTTACCCGTTGACGTTCTATCGCAACAACCTGATTCAAGAGGGAAAGGCGGTCGTTCTCGATATGGCGTCGGGGACACCGGGGATGACCTACGCCGTCAGCTTTGTGGCGCAGGCCGGGGTCAGCCTGCGTAAGCGCGAAGTCGACATCCTGGTGGTGATC